GTTGATTACCTGATGGAGTGCGCTACTGACGACAAGAGCAAGACGGCGTTTCTGGCTCTGATTGGCAAGGTCATGCCAACTCAGGTCACTGGCGCAGACGGTGGCGCTATCAAAGCCTCACTGGAAGTTATCTACAGGTCAGCCCGTGGCGATTGAGCTTGCGGAAAAGCTGGAGTTCCTGCAAAAGCCAGCCCGTTACAAGATCATCAAGGGTGGGCGCGGCTCCGGAAAGTCGTGGGGCGTGGCGCGGGCTTTGCTGCTGCTGGCAGTACAGAAGCCGGTTCGCATCCTTTGCACGCGAGAGGTGCAGAAGTCCATCCAGCAGTCTGTTCACCAGTTGCTTAAAGACCAGATCGAGGCCATTGGCGTGCAAGACTTCTTTGAGGTGCTGCAAACGACCATCCGGGGCAAGAACGGCAGTGAGTTCTTTTTCGCTGGCCTGTCTGACCTGACGGTGGACAGCATCAAATCGTTTGAGGGTGTCGATATTGTCTGGTGCGAGGAAGCGCAGACGATTTGCGACCGTTCGTGGTCGGTGCTGATTCCGACAATCCGCAAGCAGGGCAGTGAGATATGGGTCACTTACAACCCAGAGCTGGAAACTGACGCGACCAACGATCGATTTGTCACCAATACACCGCCCGACTGCGTGGTGGTTGAAATGAACTGGCAAGACAACCCGTGGTTTCCTGAAACACTGGAGATTGAGCGCCAACATGCTGAAAAGACGCTGAAACCCGAGGTCTATAACTGGATTTGGGAAGGCAAGTGCAAGCCAGCCGTAGAGGGTGCGATTTACTTCGATGAGATTGCCAATGCCGAGAAGCACAACCGCATCCGAGACGTTCCTGCTGATGTGATGCTCAAGACACATGCGGTATGGGACTTGGGCTGGAATGATTCAATGTCGATCATTCTTGTTCAGCGGTCAGCCTCAGAGCTTCGCATTGTGGATTACATCGAGGACAGCCACCGTACCCTGGCCGACTACGCCATGCAACTTAAAGCCATGCCGTTGAACTGGGGTGTGCATTACCTGCCGCACGATGGATTCAGCAAGGACTTCAAGACCGGCAAGAGTGCGCAGGAGATTCTGGAAGCCTTGGGCTGCACCGTGGAAGCAACGCCCAACATGGCGATAGAGGACGGCATCAGGGCGGCTCGGATGACGTTTGAGCGCATTTACTTTGACAAGACAAAGGCCAAGCGGCTGATTGAGTGCTTGAAGCGTTACCGCAGAAACATCAGCAAGACCACGGGCGAGGCAGGTTCACCGCTGCATGATGAATACTCACATGGTTGTTTGATCGCTGGCTCAATGGTTGATACAGTAAACGGCAAGGTGGCTATTGAGAACGTCCGGGTGGGTGATTACGTTCGAACGCCTTCAGGCTATGCACTTGTAACCAATTCTGGCATGACTAAGGTGTCAACTGTTTTGATTGCTGTAGAGACAACAGACGGGCGCATTTTGACAATGACACCAGAGCATAAGGTGTTTACGACTAAAGGTGTTGTAGAAGCGGATACATTGGGGTATAATGATGCCTTATTCACCAATGAAAGAACGCCATGCTTGTCGTATCAAAAGACTGTGTTGATGGGGTATCGGGACGCATTTACAGAGAGTTTCAAGGATCAAAGTATTGGCTTTGGAAAACTCGCGGCATTTATGGATCGCAAACTGGAGGCGTTCAAAGACTTCTGCACCTTGAGGTTTACAGAGCTATCCATGGTGAGCCTGAAGTCAAAGCAAAGATTCTCATTGTCGATGGCGACATGTGCAACACAAACCCAGACAACTGGGTGTTATTCAGGGCTGAACGCGCAAGAAAGCACAAGGTTCAAGAGTTCGATGGGGTCAGGTTCTATTTCAAGCCAGAGGGCTACTACAAAGCCGACCACGACCGACATGGTGGCATCACAATGCACCGATATGTGTGGACAAAGCATTTCGGAGACATACCGGAAGGAATGCACGTTCACCACAAAGATGGCGACAAATCCAACAACACCATTGGAAATCTTGAACTTCTTTCCGCGTCTGACCACTCCACACATCACGGCACAACAAACCAATGGGTCGGAAGTCAAGCCAATAAAGAGCAGATTGTTAGGGCTGGAGAGCTTGCTAAAGCATGGCATTCAAGCCCTGATGGTGTCGCGTGGCATAGCAAGAATGGTATCGAGACTTGGAAAAATCGTGCTTGGTATCCAGCAACGTGTCAGCAATGCGGTGGCGAGTACACAACACCTTACCCAACAAGATCAAAGTATTGCGGTGGGAATTGCAAAGCTAAGGCGCTACGAATCCGCAGTTCCAGTGTATGACCTGACAGTAGCGCACCATCACTGTTACTTTGCAAACGGCATACTGGTTAGCAACAGCGACGCATTCCGCTATGCCTGCATCGTGGCTGACGCACTGAGCAACAGCAATGGATCAGTAAAACCCATAGCCTACGGGCGCAGTCGCTACATCGCATAAACAACCTTTACCAGTTTGGACAATGACTGAAACTTAAGGAATAGTCATGCCCAAAATGGACGACCGAGAATTACTAAGCCTGTTGCAGGCCAAGGAAGACGCCTCAAGCGCCTATGTTCACGGCCAGTTAGGTGACGAGCGAGAGATGGCAATGCGGGCCTACAACCGTATGCCATATGGCAATGAGACGGACGGTTGGTCTACCATTGTTGCGTCAGACGTTCAGGATTCAGTCGAGTGGACTCTCCCTTATTTACTGAAGACATTCACTGCAACAGATAAAGCTGTCAGCTTTGAGCCAACAAAGGAAAGTGACGTTAAAGGGGCCGAACAAGCAACCGACACTTGTAATTACATTTTTTACAAAGCTAATCCGGGCTTCCTCATCCTTTACACCGCCTTCAAGGACGCTTTGACCATTCGCAACAGTGCAACCATGTGGCGGCGCGAGACGGTCGAAACAGTTAGCTCCGTGCCATTCAAGGGCGCATCCGAGGAAATGTTGGCGATGATGATGCAGGAGGACGGCAGCGAGATTCAGGAGGCAAAGCCCGCACCATTGCTAGACCAGCAAGGGCAACCTGTGACAGATCCGCACACCTTGCAGCCTGTCATGGGTTACGACGGCAGGCTAAAAAAGACAGAAAAGAAGCAACTAATCAAGGTCGAATCGTTCTCCCCCGAGGATTTGCTGATTGATCGCGAGTGGACATCGCCCCTATTGGCTGACTGCCCTTACGTTTGCCGCCTGATGCGCGTCACGCTGTCTGAGTTGAAACTGATGGGCTTTGATGCCGAGCCGGAAGACTTGCGGGGCAGTGATGGCGGCGAAACCGAGCGACTGAGCGAGATCAACAAGTTGGAGTCTTCGCTGCTGGACGAACAAAGCAACGATGACAGCATGGCGCAGGGTTGGTTGCGCATTGAGTTCATTCTGGCTGACTTGGATGGTGATGGCATTGCCGAGCGTGTCTGTGTGCATCGCTTGCAGGATAAGATTCTCAAGACTGAGACTGTTTCGCATGTGCCGATTGCCACGTTCAGCCCCATCCTGAACACACACCGCTGGGATGGTATGTCGTTAGACGACACGGTGGGCGACCTGCAAAAGCTCAACACCGATCTGTTACGGCAGACGCTGGATAACCTCAAGCTGACCAACAATCCAAGAACCAAAGTGCTGACAGACAGCAACTGGACGCCGTTGGCGAACCTCGATGACCTGCTTGATTCGCGCATTGGCGGAATTATCCGTATGCGCGACCCAAACGCGGTTGTTGAGCAAGTCACACCCTTTGCGGCTGCTGCATCCATGCCTATGCTGGAATATGTGCAGCAAATGCGCGAGAACCGCACTGGCGTATCACGTACCTCGCAGGGCTTGAACCCTGACAGCCTGAACAACACTGCCACAGGCCGGCAGATTGACCAGACCGCCTCGCAGCAGCGGGTGGAACTGATTGCACGCATTGCGGCTGAAACACTGCTGAAGCCGATATTCCAAGGCATCTTGAAGCTACTCACTGACGGCGGCATGGAAAAGCTCGCCTTCAGATTGCGTGACGAGTTTGTGGAGTACGACCCGAACGAGTGGCGCGACAGCTACGACATGACGATCAATGTCGGCTTGGGTACGGGTGACAAGCAGCAGCAAGGCCAATCGCTGATGCAAATCTGGCAGATGCAGCAAGCCGCTTTGCCGATGGGTATGGCAACACCGCAACACCTGTACCACACCGCAGCGAAAACGATTGAGAATGCTGGCTTCAAGGATGTGCAGAACTTCTTGCAAGACCCGGCAAAACAACCGCCGCAGCCGCCACCGCCACCGCCTTTGCCTTTGCAGATCGAGCAAATGAAGCAGCAAGCAGACGCCCAGCGTTTCCAGGCCGAATCGCAACAGGACGCACAACGCTTTCAGGCAGAGTCGCAACAGACGCTGCAACTTGAGCAAATCAAGGCGCAGGCACAGTTGCAAGCGACAAAAGCCACACTGGAGCTGCAACGGGCCAATGACGAACGCGATTCAGCACGGGAAACGCTCAAGGCTCAATACGACATGCAACTGAAACAGCAAGAGATGCAGTTTGAGCAATGGAAGGCTAATCTACAGGCCAAGACGCAAAAGGAACTGAAAGAGCTTGAGATCGCGGGCAAGATTCAAATCGCTCAGATCGGCGCGCAGCAGGCTATTACGCTGTCAGACATGGCGGCTACGCAAGGTGCGGCGAACGAGTTGACGCAAGAGTTTAACGACGAGGCTTGATATGAACCTAGCCGACATCTATTCGTACATCGACAGCAAGAAACGCGCATTGGGCGGCTTGCTGGCTGAACCGGGCCTGACAATTGACAAGTACGTTCAACAGTTGCGCGAAGACAACCGCGACCGTGTCAACCTACAGGCGAACGCTTACCCTATGGCGGGTGACAAGACTGTGCTGAACTCACCGCACCAGCTCGACCAGTTTCGCAAGCAATTGGCCGATGAAGGCGCGAATATGGCGCTAAGTGCTGCTACCGTGTGGCACGGCTCACCGCACAAGTTCGACAAGTTCGATTCAAGCAAGATCGGCACAGGTGAGGGTGCGCAGGCTTACGGGCATGGGTTGTATTTGGCTGAACAAAAATCAGTAGCTGATGAATATGCCGGCAAGTTATCAAAGCCAATTGTTGATTTTTTTGGGAAAGTTCCATCTGATCCCATGGAAATTGCGATACAACAAAAATTACAGTCATTGGCAGAAACAACACAAACAGGAAGCAAATTAGATGAAATTTCAAAAGCTTTAGACTCGTACATAAATCCAAAATTAACAAGGTGGGACCCGAAACACCCAAAAGCCAACGCATATAACGGGATGGCACCCGTTGAAGGCGAAAAACTTGAGCGAATTATTGCGCTGCGCGATGCTGCCAAAAGGCTAGGGAGGCCAGATTTAGGAGATAGCGGCTCCCTCTACAAAGTAGACCTACCCGACGAACACATTGCAAAGATGCTGGATTGGGATAAGCCACTTTTCGAGCAGCCTGCAAAGATTCAGGAATTGGCCAAGTTGTGGGGCGCCACCTCAAAAGGCACTGGCGACATTTTTGGAAACCAGTTTTTGCAAGAGGCTCAAAAGAGATTCGGAGGCGTGGAGGGAGCAGCTGATGCGCTTCGGGCAAGGGGCATCCCCGGCATACGCTACCTAGACGGCGGCTCACGCGGCGCAGGGCAAGGCAGCTCTAATTTTGTCGTGTTTCCCGGCAACGAGGGCTTGCTGTCCATCCTTGAGCGCAATGGGCAACCGTTGAAGTAATCCTTTACCACTTTAGACAATGCCACCATGAACGAACAATTCACCGTGTTGCGTGGCAATGAGGCGCAGGCCGTACTGGATAACCCAGCGTATCAGGCCGCGATGAAACTGCTCAAGGAGCAAATTGCTACTGAGTGGCTTAATGCGCCCATTAGGGACAAGGAAGGCCAATTGCTGTTGTTGCAACTTGCCAAGCTGTGTCATAAGTTTGAGGGCATATTCAACGGCATGGTGGCTGAAGGAACAATGGCGAAACATAAGCTCGATCTTGACAAGATCAGGGACGAACCTCCCGTTCGACAATTTATGAGACGTGTTATTTCTGGCTGATCACCCAGCCTTCCCGCGAACGCAGCGATGCGCCGCATGTTGCCCTGGTGATGTAGGGGCGATGTTTGACAGAAAGCAATCATGAGCGAACAAGCCGAATCGGCACTCGAATCAGATAGCCTAGGTAGCTTGGCTGAATACTTGTCGGACACTCCTGAAGAGGAATCCACAGAGCAAGTTGAAGGCGAAACCACGGAAGAATCCACCGCTGAAGGCGACACGGACGAATCCGACAACGACGAACAGGAAGACGAAGATTCTGAGGGCGATGAGCCTGACGAGGAAAAAGAACCTACAACCGTCGCAAAAGTCACCATCAAAGTGAAGGGTGACGATGGCAAAGACGAAACGCTTGAACTCTCTACGGACGAGATCGCGGCTTCGTACATGCGCCAGAGGGACTACACCGCCAAGACAACCGCGTTAGCGGAGCGTGAGACGGCAGCAGTCGAATTCCTCAAGAGCAAGCACGACGAGTTTCGTCAGCAGTACATGAGCCAAGCCGAGTCCGCTCGTTTGGCCGTATCGCAACTGGCTGGACTCAAAACCGAGGCTGAACTGGCAGAACTTGCCGGAACAGACCCGGCTGCGTGGGTGGCAGAGACGCAGCGGCAACGGCAGATTGGTGCATACCTTCAAGG